TAGTAATTCTGACACTGCTATATCTAAAATAAAAATGGTATAATATAATATTGATAAAAATTGCCCTCACACGATGGGCATAAAATAATTAGGGGAGTTAAAATGGCAGCAGTACAAGGATCAGCAGCAAGGCTAGTAGAAGTAGCTCTTGCAGAAGTTGGATACATTGAAGGTCCAAAAGATAACGAAACAAAATACGGTAAGTTTACTAAGTCTAACTTTCAGCCATGGTGCGGAAGCTTCTGCATGTGGGTGGCTAATGAGGCTGGCGTAAAAATTCCTAATACAGTTTACACACCAGCAGGTGCACAGGCGTTTATTAAAGCAGGAACATGGCAGCCAGTAGAAACAGCATCACCTGCAATTGGCGATATAGCTTATTTTGATTTTCCAAATGACGGCGTCGATAGAATTTCTCATGTAGGAATTGTTGTTGCAGTTAATACAGATGGCACAGTAGATGTAGTAGAAGGAAATACATCTGCAGATAAAAAGGGAGATCAGAGAAACGGCGGAGAGGCCTGCCTTAAGAATCGTGCATACAAGAAGAAGAATGGGTCAAAGCTTCGCAAGAGCCAGCCAGTATCTATTGTTGGATTCGGAAGACCTGCATTTGGCGCACCAGTTAAAACAAAATCAGAACCTGTTGTTAAGAAAGTGGTTGCTAAGCCAGTAGCCAAAGGCGGCGGCGGAAAGTCAGCAGTAGTAAAGTAATGTTTGAATACTATGTAAAAAAAGTTACAAAAGTCGTTGACGGAGATACAATTGATGTAGACATTGATCTGGGTTTTGACATTTCTTTTAGCTCAAGGGTTAGGCTGGCTGGTATAGACACACCAGAAAGTAGAACTACAGATAAAGCAGAAAAAGCCCTAGGTTTAGAAGCAAAAGCATATTTAAAAAATGCAATTGATTCATCAAAAACTGTTGTTATTAAAACAGAAAAAATAGATTCTTCAGAAAAATATGGAAGAATTTTGGGCTGGGTATTCCTTGATGGATCTAATAAATCAATTAATGAACAAATGATTACAGATGGACATGCGTGGGGATACCTAGGGGATACCAAAGTTAAAGACTTCCAGGCTTTAGCGAAGGCAAGAGCAAAGTCTGGTAAATAAATATCAGTTATGCTATAATTATTTTACATCCGCCTTATGGGGATGCTAAACTAACTCGCTTAAAAGGAGCAAAAATGGTAAATACACTCATGGGATCTATCTTCACAGATCCCTTTTTTATTGGCTTTAATCGTGAAATGGAAAGAATGGCAAATGTCCATCAGGCTGCAACACGCCAGACATATCCACCATATGATGTTTTAAAGCTAGACGAAGATACATATCAGGTATCAATTGCAGTAGCAGGATTCACAAAGAGCGATATCGATGTTTCAGTAGACAACGGAACACTTATTGTTAAGGGTGAAATTAAAGAGGTCACAGACGGGGAATACCTACATAAGGGTATCGCTGCACGTAAGTTCACCAGAACATTTGGGCTGGGTGAATATATGGAAGTAACTGGAGCTTCAATCGAAGACGGAATGCTACATATTAATGTAGATAGAATCATTCCAGAAGAAAAGAAGCCAAGGGTCATTAAGATCAAATAGTCTTTGGTTCGCTACCGAAGGAGACCTAAGCAAGTCATTAAAAGGCTTTTTAAAGGGAGATTTAAATTAACGTAGATTATGTTTTAAAACAAATAGAGGACTCAAGAGAGAAAAAAGAAGCCGTTGTTTTTAAAGATCTTTTTTCAGAAACTCCTGGATGGACAGATTTTATTAACAACATAGACGCTTCTTCTAAAGTTATTAATAGCAGATTAAATAATCTACCATATATAGGTGAAGATGAGATATATGGTAAAACATTAATAAGAGATAAATTTTATATACAGTCTTTGCATAGGGTTTCAGATAATGTTTTTAAAATACAAGAAAATTTAATAAATTTTTTTAACTCTGTTTATAATGAACAATGCATAGGTGGCACAGCTTTTGTAAATTTAGCTGGAAATGATAGTACAGTTGAAATACACAAAGACCAGTGGGACTCCATTTTTTGGCAATGCATTGGTTCAACAAAATGGAATATACATGTAGAGGGAAATATTAATCCAATACAAGAATTCGTATTAAATCCAGGAGATGTTGCTGTAATACCTTCTGGTGTTTATCATCAAATAGATCTTCCAGAGCCAAGAGCAAGCATAGCTTATGGCTATAGGGTAATAACTAAAGATATAGTTGAATCAGATAGGACTTTTAAATAATGCCAGTGTATGAATACAAGTGCTCGAATGATGAAGCACATGCACTTCTTTCAGTAAGCCGCTCAATTTCAGAAAATGATCCAGGATATAAATGCTCTGAATGTGAGTCAGACATGATCAGACACTTTAGTTCGTTTGGAATACAGTTTAAAGGAAACGGATTCTATAAAACTGATAATCCTAAGTAATTTAAACTAACATTCTGCTATAATTACTATGTAAACAAAAATATTGTTTTACTTAGGAGATCCTAATTGACCAAAAGGATTAAGTACTTTTTAACCAGCCTTTTTATTGTGGGCTGGCTTTTTCTTTTCGGTCCAAGCCTTGCTTATGCTGAGGATGTGCCACAACCATCCGAACAAGTTGTAGTAAGTCCCGCACAGTCAGCAGTTAATACAGCGCTTGCAACAGCAACAACAGAAGTAGCACAAGCAGCACAGGCCTCAGACACGGCAACAGTAACAATAGCAACAGCTGTCCAAGCAGTAACAGCATCTAATGCAGCCGTAGCTGAAGCAAATACTGCGGTCACTGCAGCAACTACTGCGGTAGCGGAAGTATCAAACGTATCTGCGGTGGTAGAAACAGCAACTGCGGTTACACAAGCAGTCACATCAGCCGTAACAACTGTTACGCAAGCAGTAGCAGCAATTCCAGTAAGTGCTACAACTCAAACACCAGAGGTTGTCATAGCCCAAACCGCTGTCACGGCAGCGACCCCCGTCGTTGAGTCTGCAACTGCAACAGTTATAGCAACAGCAACCCCCTTAATGACAGAAGCTCCAACTACCGTTACTCAAGTAGCCACCGCAATTACAACAGAAGTAGCACAGGCTGCAACAGCCTCTACTGCAATACAGGCAGCACAGGCGACAATAGATACCGCAACTGCCACAGTGGCAACGGCAACCACGGCGGTAGCAGCAGTAACCACTGCAGCCACAGAGGCACAGACACAATTAACTCAGGCAAATGTTGCAATTAATACCGCTCAAGATGCGGTAAATGCTTTGGTAGCCACAGTTGGAACAACATCAAATGTTTTAGCAAATACAGATGATGCGGGTATCCGCATGAATCTTCCATTTAATTTACAAATGGGTGGAGTCACATATAACAATGTTTATGTTAGCTCTAATGCAACAATAACCTTTGGAGTAAATGAAGGACAAAACTACTACTCTACACCCAATGCCCCTTCAATTTCTGTAGCTGGCTATGACTGGACTACGTGGAGCAATGGCTCTGGCATTACATATTCAACAACAACTAATACTCTATCTATTGCGTGGGACCTTAGAGTATATCCTCTTACTACCGCCGAGACACAGATGACTCAAGTTAGGTTTAATGCAGATGTTAACCCAGCAGATGGCGCATGGCAAGCAGATGTAAGCGTGACTGGACCAATACCAAATGGCGCTAGGTTTAATGTAAGAGAGACAACTGGGGGTGCCGTAACAGCCATTACTAATACAAGCACTACTACAGGGTTTACTGGAACAATTAATCAAGGCGCTGCATTTACACCTACTCCTGATCCAGACAATGCAACAGTACTAGCGGCAATTGATACAGCAAATGCACAAATTGCTACATTAAACTCAGCAGTTACAGCTATTGTTGCAACAAATACAGCAAATACAAATACAGTTATTGCACCAATTGCAACTGTTTCACAAAATACTGTAACTGAATTGTCAACAGCAAGTACAACATTAACTGAAAAGGTAGCAGATCTTGCAATTGTTTCAACAGCAGTAGAAACAGTATTGGCAGCACCAACGGTTGTTGCTACCGCACAAGCAGTAATTAATGCAGTTCCTGCACCAGCGCCCTTGCCAGCCCCTGCTCCACCTGCACCAGTTGAACCACCAGTAGTCGTGCCACCTGTAGACACTACACCAGTAGTCGTGCCACCTGTAGACACTACACCAGTAACTACCACACCAGTTGATACCACACCTGTGGAAACAGAACCAGTTGATACCACACCTGTGGAAACAGAACCAGTTGATACCACACCTGTGGAGACAGAGCCAATTGATACAGAGCCTGTGGAGACAGAGCCAATTGATACAGAGCCTGTGGAGACAGAGCCAATT